GATATTTATTTTATTGGGGAAATTCATTTATATGGATGCCGCGAATTGTAGAGGCAGATAGTTCCCTACCAATAATTAACGCACGATATAACTAAGCGCGATATACGCGCTCATTTGACCCGAGATTTTATAAATCGCGAGTATTTACTGTATATATAGTCCAATAAAATTTATCTGTTATATTTATCCCCCCTCGTATGGATATAAAATCCATCCTCGGGATGTGTGACTTACGTCACATATCACGCATAGAATGCACAGTCTGGGAAAAACATTTCCCAACTGTGCTCGGAATTGACCCGTTTGAACGGGTCATCTATATATGTAATATAATTATTACGGAGTCGCTCCGTTTAAGACTCCGCGACTCCTATATATAATATATAATATATATTTTGCGGAAATTCTGCCGTTTTGCAGGGACGTTATATATGGGTTTTAACCAAAGGGGATTACTATGACTACAGGCTGGATTTGCCCTAAATGTGGCAACGTCTACGGACCATTAGTGGTGGCTTGTGGCTTCTGCAACAAACTCCCGAATGCGACCAGTACCTATGGGGCGTAAACCAGGCAAAGTAGATTTACCAAAGGGCGAAGCCCAGGCAAAAGTCTTAGCCTTACTAGAACAAGGTAGCACCATTACGGCTGCTATGACGGCGGTAAACCGCAACGAGGTTACCTTCCGCCAATGGACAATGAACTCTCCTGAGTTCAAAGAGGCAGCAGATAAAGCCCGTCTAGCGGGCAAGGGAGTCAAGGCTGAACTAGCCAACCTTAAGGACATTGACTTTCCTGACTTCTCTGAGCAATTCCTAGACTCTAAGCTTTTTGACCATCAACTTGATTGGTTGGACCTACTAGAGGGTAAGACCCCTAGGTGGTTACCGCCTGGTATGACGTATGAGCCAGGTGACCCTAATCGTGTACTTATCAATGTTCCACCTGAGCATGCTAAGTCCACCACGATTACAACTAACTACGTAACTTACAAGATTGTAACTAATCCGAATACCCGAGTCATCATTGTTTCAAAGACTCAAGGTATGGCCCGCAAGTTCCTTGGGGCGATTAAGACACGTCTTTCCCATCCTGGGTATATTAAACTCCAGACGGCCTTTGGCCCTAATGGTGGATATAAAGCAGATTCAACTCAATGGTCTGCTGACATGATATATTTGGGCACTGGTCGCGATTCTGGCGAGAAGGACCCTACAGTTCAGGCTTTGGGCTTTGGTTCACAGATTTATGGTGCTCGCGCCGACCTCATCATTCTAGATGACGTTGTTATGGGTTCTAATGCCCATGAGTGGGAAAAGCAAATTGAATGGCTCCAGAAGGAAGTTATCACCCGTCTAGGTCGCCATGGTAAACTTGTTATCGTAGGCACTCGAGTCGCAGCAGTAGATTTGTACAAAATGATTCGAGATGGTGGCCAATGGACAGGTGGCAAATCACCTTTCACATATTGTGCTATGCCAGCAGTTCTGCAGTTTGATGAGAAGCCTGCGAACTGGAAGACGCTATGGCCAGCCACGGACCAGCAAGAGAATGATTTAGATGATGCGCTCGAGAATGGACTTTATCCCAAGTGGGATGGACCTTCTCTCTTTAAGCGTCGCTCTGAGGTCGCTCCGTCGGTATGGGCTATGGTCTACCAACAGGAAGACGTACAAGAAGATTCAATCTTCTCACCAACCTGCGTTGCAGGAAGCGTCAACGGAATGCGAAAGCGTGGGCCATTAAAGCCCGGGGTACCTGGACATCCACAACATGTTGAAGGTTATACCGTCATTGGTCTAGACCCTGCTATGGCAGGCGCTACTGGAGCGGTGGTAGTTAACTACAACAGAGCAGATGGACGTGTATACGTTCTAGACTGTGTAAATATGACAGACCCAACACCTGATAAGATTCAAGCACTTATCGAGGAATGGGTTGATAAGTATCGCCCACAGGAGTTGCGTATTGAAATCAACGCACACCAGAAGGCTTACGCCTTAGATACTAACTTGAGAAACTTTTTAGCCCAGTATGGTTGCCAACTTAATTCGCACTTTACTGGTAAGAATAAATGGGACACTTCTTTTGGTGTTGCATCTATGGCTACACTCTTTGGTAATACTAGAGATGGTAGATTTCAAGATAACAACCTAATAGAGATACCAAGTAATGAAGGCTCAGAAGGATTAAAGACCCTTGTGCAGCAACTTATTACCTGGAAGCCAGACACCAAAAACCCAACAGACTGTGTTATGGCGCTTTGGTTTGCAATTATCCGCGTACGCGAGTTAATGCAACAAGGTTCGAATATAACAAGATATCAAAATAACCGTTGGTCTACAAGAATGCAACGCGCACAGCGCGGTTCTATTAACTTAGATGATGCATTCGCAGCCCAATGGGAAGAATACTACGGATAAGGATTCAAATGGCATTATCAATGGAACAGGTAGCGGCACGTGTCGATTCGTTACGTCACCGCAATGGGGACCGTGATGCTCGTAACCAAGACGTACTTGCTGTACGTAAGGGACATATTGCATCTGTCTACCCAGAGTTCTTTCCAGAAGGTGTAGATGCCAACGTAGTAGCCAACTTCATTGATGTCGTAGCACGTGACCTCTCTGAGGTTATGGCTCCACTTCCTGCAATCAACTGCTCATCTGCTAACTCTGTAAATGACAGAGCACGTAAGTTTGCAGATAAGCGTACTCGTATTGCATCTAACTATTTTAACCATTCCGACCTAGCAGTCCAGATGTACTCTGGTGCTGACTGGTATATCACCTATGGTTTCGTTCCTTTCATGATTGAATTGGACGAAGAAGCAAAACTGCCGCGTATTCGCATAGAAAACCCAATCGGGGCTTACCCTGAATTTGACCGCTATGGACGCTGTGTGGCATTTGCTAAGCGCTATGTAATGACTCTTGGTGAGTTATGTGCACAGTTCCCAGAGTATGATAGCCAAATCCTAGGCCGTGATGGCTACAAGCAGGACTTAACTGCTAAGACTGAGATGATTCGTTACTACGATAAAGACCAGTCTATTATCTACTTGCCTGAAAAAGGTGACCTTGTTTTATCTCGCGCAGCAAATCCGCTGGGCAAGATGATGGTTGTCGTGGCGCGTCGCCCATCTATTGATGGCGAACTGCGAGGACAATTCGACGACGTACTTGGTATTCAACTTCTCCGCAACCGTTTTGCTTTACTTGCGATGGAAGCAGCGGAGAAGAGCGTTCAAGCGCCTATCGTATTACCACAAGACGTTCAAGAACTGCAGTTGGGTGGCGATGCGGTTATTCGTACCGCTAACCCTACTGGAGTTCGTCGTGTAGAACTTTCTGTTCCACAGTCTGCATTTGCACAAGGACAACTACTTAATCAGGAACTACGCTCTGGTACTCGTTATCCAGAAGGCCGTTCTGGTAACATTGATGCTTCAATTGTTACAGGTCAAGGCGTACAAGCACTTATGGGTGCATTTGATACCCAGGTTAAGTCAGCACAGGCTATCTTTGCTTCTGCACTTCGTGATGTAGTTTCTATCTGCTTTGAAGTAGATGAAGTTGCATACTCAGTTGAGAAGACAATTCGTGGTGTAGACTCTGGCTCACCATACGAAATCTCATACCATCCACGTAAAGACATCAAAGGTGATTACTCTGCAGATGTACGTTATGGTATGCTTGCTGGTCTAAACCCAGCGCAAGGACTTATCTTCATGCTACAAGCCCTAGGTGGCGGTCTTATCTCTAAGGATATGGCTATGCGTGAATTACCATTTACTGTCAATGTATCTCAAGAAGTTGAGAAGATTGAAGTTGAGAATATGCGTAATTCCCTTCTTAGTGGAATTACAGCACTAGCGCAGGCTATCCCTGCTATGACAACTCAAGGTGCAGACCCATCGCCAATCATTAAGAAGATTGCTGATGTTATTGCTTCTCGCCAAAAGGGACAAGCGTTAGAAGATGCAGTCGCTGCTACATTTGCTCCAGAGCCACAAGTTCCTCCTGCTGGGGCCGCACCTTCCCCTGTTGAGCAGCCGTCCCCTGCTCCAGCCGCTGCTCCAGTAGGAGGCTCTCCTATGGCTGCACCTGCACCAGCACCAGATTTACAAACAATCTTATCTACACTAAGTGGGTCAGGTAAAGCAACAGGTCGAGTAACAACTCGTAGTTAATAGGAAATAGGGACGATGACAACAATTGTTGGTATTCAAAAACCAGATTGCGCTATAATTGCAGTTGACTCACGTGTCACAGATGATGATGGACGTATTTATTCACATCCAGATATGATGAAATATGCAGAACGTGGTGCATTTCTAATTGCTGGTAGTGGTGAAGTATTGCCTTGCGACATTGTACAAAATATGTGGACACCACCTCGTCTACTTGCTGCAGATAAACAGAATATCTATAAGTTTATGATTACAAAGGTAATGCCTTCTCTGCGAGAAGTATTATCTAAGAATGGATATAATTTTGATGAAGCACATGACAAAAAAGAAGGCGAGCGTTTTCATTTTCTTATTGCATGCAATGGTGAGTTATTTGATATTGACCAAGATTTATCGGTTACTCGAGATGCAAGAGGATATTACGCTATAGGTTCTGGTGGACCTTATGCACTTGGTGCACTTTATATGGGAGCAAGTCCATTAAATGCTTTAGAAGTTGCAGCAAATATTAGTGCATTTACAGCAGCACCTTTTTACACAGTAGAACAATATAAGAATTAGGAGATACTATGGCAGGACAGCCAGGACGTAGCGGCGGAGACCGCCCTGGAGCACCACAGAATAATCCTATGAATGTTAGTGGCGTAGGTGGAGCAGGTCAGTCTGGAGACTACAAAGGTTTTGCTTATGGACAGAATAAAGCAATTAATGAAAATCGCGTAGCAGGAAATCAGGCGGTTAAAGATATTATGGCAAATCAGCCAGTAACAGATGCTAACTATGGTGGTATTAATATGCCTCAACTTGGTACACTTATGGATGATACAACCAATCCATCAGAGCCTATTTCTGCTGGTGTAGATTTTGGTCGTGGTGTAGGTTCAGAAGCGCTACCAAAGCAATTCCAGAATAACACACGTCCACAAGAAAACATGCAGATTGTGCAAGATTACTTACCAGATTTGGCTATGGCAGCACAGTCACCAAATGCACCAGATTCATTTAAGCGATTTGTTAATTATTTAGCAGGTCTATAATGGCAGATATGATGTTTGCCGAAGGCAGTTTCTTCGATAACGTAGATAAATTTGCTAATTCGCTAGGGTATCAGAATGCCGCAATAGCAATGGAATTAGCCGCAATACCTTGGGCATCACCAGCAGAACGCGATATGTTTATTGCAAGCCTTACTGGAGAAGATGTAAAAGGCGGAAACGAAAAGTATTATATTAAAAACAAATTTTAGGAGGCCGTAATGGGGTTGTGGGATACCTTCACATCTGGCATCGGCTCCGTAGCCAAGCGCCTGACTGGCGGTGGCAGTTATCTAAGTGAAGATGAGCTACAGAAAGAACAGGCTCTTCATAACTTAGTTAAAGATGGACTTGCAAATATTGATAGTGGTTTAAGCAATGTGCCAGGTTTTGGTCTTGCTAAAAAGACCACTAAGGGTGCAGGCGACTTACTTCTAAAGGGTGCTATAAAGTTAAACCAAGATGTATTGTCTCCTTACGTATTTCGTCCAGTATCAACTCTAGGACTTCTAACAGATTTAGATTCACCACTTTACAAAAAAGGTGAATACGAAGCAGGTTTTCAGTTTTCTGATATCAAGGCTGCATACAATCGCAGTGCTAAAGTATCAGCATTCCAGGCTCTAACTAAATCAGACCTAACTCCAATTTCTGGAATATCTTCTTTAGTTCTTTCAACAGGTAAGATTGACCTTGATAAGGTTGACTTGTGGAATGATGAAAGCATCAAAAAGAACTATGTCGATAATGCTGTAGGTCGTTGGTTTACAGGTATTGGTGACTTTGTAGTTGGCAATAAGGCTATCGGTCTTGCTGGCAAAGCGGCTAATCTTACTGTTGTACAACCAGTTGGAACACGCATTGGCCTATCAACTGCTAAGAAAACTATTGATGACTTAGCAACCGATATGGATAATGGTATTGCTTATGCAACTACCAACGGTGCTACTGGTGCTCAAACAATTTCTGGCAATCATATGGTTGTTCTTGCTGACTCCAAAGACTGGGGTACAATTACAGATATTGTTAGCAAGTATAGCACCAATGAGAGATTAATCCCTCTTATTCATGATGCTAAAGATGCCAGAGTAGTCAAGGATATGATTCTTGCAGATAAGGGCGACCTTGCTGCAATGGAACGTCTTGCAAGTGTTGAACTAGACAAGATGTTTGACTTTGGTGATGTTGCTGGCCAACTTAAGAACAAGTACGTCTCAACTGGTAGTTCATACCTTCCAGAAGGTGCTGCAGTACCACGTCTTAAGTCTGCATATGATGCTGCTATCAATAATAACCCACAGTTTGCTAAGATTCGTGATGCATTCTTTGATGAAGATTACAACATCAAAATTGGTGGCAAGGCATATATGCCTAAAGAGCCAGTATTCGGACGTGCTGCATTTATTAAGGCTGGCGAAAGTATTCGTGGCTTTAAAGAATCTAATCGCTTCCGCGAATATGGTGATGCGTTCAATAAGTCTGCAGACTTTATGGAAACCACTCTTGGTATTCCAGGACGTATGGCAGTTAAACTTGTTAAGTGGACACGCCGTCAGGGCGAAGTAGCGCCACTGGGTTTCGTGACTTTCTCAGGTATGCGCCCATTAGATGGTCGTATTGAACTTAATGCATTCTTGAATAATCTTAAGATTTTCCGTGATGGCAATGCTAAGATTGAAACTGCACCAAATGTGTATGAAAAAGTTGGCGATGTTCGTCGTCGCTTTGAAGAAGATTATATGCGCTCTCTTGGCAAGAATGAAGTTGAAACTCTTGAAAAGATTGATGCTGAGATTGGTAAGATTCTTGCATACAAGCATGGCTGGTATGATGATTCTGAAATTGCAAGTCACATTGCAGGTTTCCGTAAGAACATCAATACAGGTATCAACTCTGTAAAGCAAATTGGTTACGGTGTAGACTACAACGGTACAGGTATCCTTGTAGACCCACAGACAATTCGTCAGATGGCTGAATCATATCGATTTACTCCATGGGATAATATCGAAAACCAGATGGCACTTGCTGTAGAGCCAAGCGCACTAAAGGTTGGCGGACGCATTGCAAAGAATGCTGCACAAGAAGTATATCGTGGCTTAACACGTCTATGGACATTCAACGTTCTTGTACGTCCTATGTACGTTATTAAGCAGTCTATTGCAGAGCCTCTTGTAAGTGCTACACTAGCAAATGGTGTTGACTTTATCTGGACAGATGTTCTTGGTATCTCATCTAAGGCATCGAAGGCTGGTGGCACATTCTCTGGCATGCGTTCAGGTATGCTTGCCAATGCGCTAAAGAACCGAGCCAATTGGGGACTTGGTGTAGCAAATAAATTAAATCTTAAAAGCCGTGCAGAATTAAAGGCAGTTAATGCTGCTGTACGCGATAAGCAGTTGATGCTAACTAAGGCAGAAGTTATTAAGAACAATGCCCAAGCATCTCTAGAAGACTTGTTAACTAATGCATCTCCTGCTACTAAGGCTAGCCATTTGGCAGCCGCACGTAAGGATTTAGCAGCAGCGAGCAAACTATTAGACGAACTGGAATTAGACATTCGCGCCGCAGTTGTTCCGTTTGGAGCAAAGGAAGCAATTCCTAGCATGGCAACATTAGAGCGTCGCATAGCATTCCTCGAATCACGTTCACCATCGAAGGCCGCTGTTGCTAAACTAAATGAAGCCAAGAAGGCTATGTCTGATTACAATAATGTAATCAACAAGATGGCAACCAATGGTAAAGTTATCCGCGATGCTGAGTTGGCTGTTACAAATGCTTATAAGAGCATTGACAATATCGTAGCAGAACTCAAGCCAGCACTTAAGAAGCAGGCTGACGTATTTGGCAAGAGCGCAGATTTTAAGAAGCGCTATTATGCACCAGAAGTACAGTATCGTATAGTTAATGGTCAGTATATGGCTATTGATTCATTTACTGCTGGTCCAAGCCCATTTAGTGCTGCTATTCGTGCAGAAACAAGCAACGCACGTGCAACAGACTTAAACGTAATGGGTGAACTATCTGTTGGTACACGTAAGGCTCTTATTGAACGCAAGATGCCAGGTAGCACAGTTAGAATCTCTGACCCAACCTACTTTAGCGAATTAGAATATATTGCTAATCGCATCTTCCGTCAAGACCCATTAATGGACTTGATTCTTGCTGAGACACCAATTACAGAGTTGGCACGTTGGGCAAGCAGTGATGCAGGTATTGCATACATGAAGGCTTTTGATGTTGTTGACCCTAGTGAATACGCATCATTTATTTCAGAGCGTGTTGGATTAGTACGTCGTACATTCCCAACTATAGAATCACGTGCTGCAATCTTGCAACGTGAAGTGACTGCTACAGAATTGCAGTCTATGCTTTCTAATAACGTAGACGAATTGTACGATATCGTACCATCTAACTACAACTATGGTGCTGCTAACATTGGTGCTAATGGCATCAAGGGCATTGGACAAGCAGTTGATAATGCATCTTCTTGGATATTCCAAAAGATGGCTGCTGCTGAAAATCCAATCCGTAATGCTATGTTTGACCGAGTTGCTATTGATGAAGTAGCACGTCGTGCTGATATTCTTATCAAGCAGGGTGTTGAAATGACACCTAATCGCTGGAACGCACTACGTCAGGCTGCTGGTCGTGAAGCGCTACAAGAGATGGAAAAGTCTGTATATACTATCCGTCGTCCAAATCGTTTGTTAAAGAATGCACGATTTGCTGTAGCGTTCCCTACTGCTACCGTTAATGCCTTCTACCGTTATGGTCGTCTTGCTGCAAGAAACCCAATTGGTGCAACTGTATTTACATCTAACTATGGTAAGTTATTTGCCAACTTTGGTGTAGATGAGAATGGTAATCCGACAAATGATATGTCAAAGATTACTCATATCATTGTTCCTGGAACTAAGGAATTAGGATTAGGTCGTTTTGAAGAAGGCGTAGCGCTAAGTTCAAGGTCTATTGGATTCTTACTTAACGCACCATCTCCATCATTTATTACCTCACTTTCAGTGGGTAAGATTATGCAGAACTTCCCTGGTACAGAAAAGGGTATTAAAGAAGCACTTAACATTGGCGGAACTGACTACTTCAAGTTATTCTTCCCGTATGGTGCACCTACATCTCTGACAGACCCATTTACACCACGCTACTTAAAGACTGCATGGATTGCTGCTACTGGTCCACAAGGCCAGAAAGACTACCTAGCATCTTGGACATCAGTGTACAATTATCACCACATGTTGTACGAAATGGGTATCGAAAAGAACTTCCCAACTGATGATGCAATTGAAAAAGAAGTTAAGCAACTATGGTGGGCTAAGTTCTTCTCAGGCTTCTCATCTCCTGCTGGTGTGCCTTACAAGGTTGAAACATCACCTATGCGTATGGCAAGCAATCTATACTACAAGTTAGTAGAGAAGTACTCTAAGCAAGGCATGAATTATCAGGATGCACGTGACATGGCTGGTGATGACATGATTGGTATGCTTGGCACCAAGTTTATGGTTGACCGTGTATCATTTACTGGTTCTAATAAGGCTTTAAGCATTCCTGCTACTTATGATTCATACAAGCGTGTGTTTGAAGATAATGATGACTTGGTACAGCAATTAGCAATGATTGATTCTAATGATATCAAGGTTGTTGCATTATTAACTGCTGACTTAAGCCGTGACCCTGCAGAGCGTTCAGAGAACATTCTTTCACTCCTATCTGACCCTAATCTTAAACTTCCTGGAACAAGTAAGGGTATCAATGAATACCGCTTAACTCCAAAAGAAGTTGAGACAGAGCGAATTAAGCAGCGCACTTGGGACCAGTATAACCTAGTTAAGGATGCACTAGAGGCTAAGATTACCGATGGTAAAACTCTACGTTCACATCCAGAATTAAAGGCTGTACTAGACCAGACAGTTGAAGGTTACTTTAAGAATCAAAGCCAGGCTTGGTATGACGAATACAAGATGGCAGAGTTTGGTGATACTTCTTACAAGTATGCACGTGCTTTGGCTACCATTGTATCTAATGAAAAGTTCATGAGGGCTAATGGCAATACTGACTTCTGGAGTGATGCTCAAACTTTCATGCGAGCGCGTAATGTATTCGTAACATTCTACCAATCACTACCTGATTACGACCCACGCAAGGCTATTGTCAAAGATAGATACAACGAGTGGGTTGAAGCAACAGCAAGTCAATGGAATCCAAACATGGCTTCTATCATTAAAACATATTTTGGCAACGACAACCTAAAGGCGGTAAACTAATTGGCTGATAGAGATAAAGACGGTGTTGAAGACAACGTTGATATTGATGGTGGCAATGGTACAAATAAACCGTCAAATACTCCTAACAAGGACGCACAAGACCAAGCACTTGTAGAATGGATTCTTTCTGGAATTCAACAAACCGCACAGGCTACAACCGCTACCGATACATCTCAAACATCTACTCAAACATCTGTTACTAGATTAACTTACAATACCGCTAAGGCCCTACTTCAGGAAACTTTAAAGGGCATGGGTACCAACTATAAGTTAACCCCAGATGATATTAGTGTTTTCATGAAGGAATTCAAGAAAGCGCAAGATGCACAGATTGAAAAAATTGTACAAACTGCTCGTACTCAGACAAAACCTGGCGCTACAGCAGATGCGCAAAAGAAAGTCCTAGAGACAGTTGCTCGTCAGGAATATCCATCTTTCTTTAAGCCTGCTGACTTTGCTAGTGAATTTCTTTGGAAGAAGATTGACTTCAAAGATGATAGCATGCTTGGTAATAAAGCAATGGGTATCCTCCAGAAGGTACGCGGATTAGTTGATTCTTTCTGGCTAATGGGCGTTGATGAAAACGCAATACGTCTTGCTGCAAAGCAGATTGCTATGGGCAAGATGACAGAAGAAGAATATACTGTTCAACTGCAGCAACTTGCAAAGAAAGAATATTCAGCATTTGCTGACCGCTTTGACAAGGACCCAACTTTAACTACACAGGATATTGCTGCGCCAGTTATCAATCTACTTGCTAAGACTTGGCAGGTAGACCCTGCAACAGTTAAGAAAGACAATGGAATTCTAATGTCTTACATGAACTTTGCAGGTCCAGATGGTAAGGGTAAGCAACCATCTATGTACGATATTCTTTTGAAGGCTAAAGCAGACCCTAAGTATGAATTAACCGAAGAAGCAAATAATAATGCCCGTGATGCCGCTACTGGCCTTGCACGTGCATTTGGATTTGGAGTATAATGGCAGTCAATACAACAAGCATTGAAGGCATCAAAGCTGCTTCTCAACCAAAAACCAATACAGCAAAAACTTTAACGCAGGCAGAAATTGACGCTGCTACTGCAAAAGTTGTTGCTGCTGGTGGTAAGTCTACTGACCCAGCCAACCGTCTTCCTGGTGAATCTGCATCTGCTGCTAATGCACGTATTACCGCTGGTTATAAAGAGATGCTTGCAAAACCAGTTCTTAGTACAGAAGCAAAAGATGCTGGCGCTTCCGTACAGTTTGTTCGCGTAGGTTCTGGGGGACAAGGTGAATATACCGTTGTAACACCAGTTGGCTACCAAGGTCCAGATATTAAGACAACAGACTGGACTGCTGGTATTATTCCATCAACTGGTAAGTATACTAGTGGAACCACATTAGGTGTAATGAGTGACGGAAAAGGTGGATATACTACAGTCGGTGGTACTCCTCCTACTACAAATAAAACCACTACAAATACAACTGCAACTGGAAATACTAATAAGACAGTTGTAAGTCGTGTTACTAATGCTGACGGCACTGTAACTATTACCTACAGTGATGGCACCAAGGAAACAACTGGTGTCCCTAATGCAGGAAATGCTAATCCAGACCGTCCAACGGGAACTCCTCCTGCATATGTTTACAACGCAACAACAGGTAAATGGGAAATGCCACCAAAGCCAACAGGCGCTGGTTCATGGGTTTGGGATAACTTAAAAGGCTGGACAAATACTACAGTTAACCCTGGTTCATCAGGTGCTACTACCGAAGGTGGACCAACATTAGCACTTAATACTTTTAAGAATACTTTAGCATTATTCTTCGGTGCTAATGAAATGTCTCAGGCTTGGGTAGATGCACTTTATAAGTCTGTATCAAATTTTTACAACAGTGGTTCGACTATTGATGAATCCTTGAACCTATCGTTACAAGATGTGCGTAATAATCCTACACTAAAGCCATTTACTGACCGCTTTAAAGGCATTTATGCATTACAAGACCGCCTTGCTGCAGGTGAGGCAGTATCTGTTCCAACTATTGCTGAATACTTCAAAACAGAAGAAGCGATGGGCGATGTGCTTCGTAATGTTGGTTTAGGTGATTTAGCAAAGCAAGATTTCTTAGGAGACATTCTTGGTAAGGGCAAGTCCCTACTAGAAGTTACCAACTTAATTGATACCGTATTTAATGCTATCGATAATGCGCCAGAAGCGCTTAAGACAGATTTGCAAACTTATTTCCCTGGAGTAGATAGAACTTCCCTTGCTAAAGCATTGCTAACTGGCAAAGAAGGTTGGGCAGAACTTGACAAGAAGGTTAAGGGAATTAGCGTTCTATCTGCTGCAAAGTCTCAAGGAATTACAGTTGACCTACCGACTGCTAGTGATTTAGCACTACTTGGAACTGACTATGCTGGTGCGCTTTCAGGCTTCCAGCAAGTTAAGGAACTTGAGCGTGGAAGATTCTTGGGTCAAACTCAAGGTATCGATTTAACTCAACAAGAAACAATTGGTGCAACATTTAAGAAAGATGCGGCAGCATTAGCAAAACTTGAGAAAATCAGACAAGGAGAATATGCAAAATTCTCTGGTTCATCTGGAAGACTAGCGTCTCGAGAACGAGGCAGCGCAGGTCTATTTTAGTA